AAATGGAAATTTAGATGTAGATGATTTTATTCAATATATAAAAATAGCACAAGATATAACTATCCAAAACTATTTAGGAACTGATTTATACAACAAGTTTCAAACATTAATTATAAGCGGGGATATTAATTTAATTGGTAATCTTAAATATAAGAACCTTTTAACGGACTATATCAAGCCTATGTTGATTCATTTTGCTATGGTTCAGTATTTACCTTTTGCAGCTTATACAATAGCTAATAAAGGAGTATTTAAACATACTGCTGAAAATTCTACAAGTGTAGATAAAAACGAAATAGATTACTTGGTTGAGAAGGAACGAGATATTGCTCAACACTATACGCAACGCTTTATAGATTTTATGTGTTTTAATAATCAAAATTTTCCTGAATATAATAGTAACTCAAATGGCGATATGTACCCTGACACAGATAATTTCTTTGGAAGTTGGGTGTTGTAAAAAAACAAGAAAAAAGGTAGGCACATATAATAAGCCTAAAGAAGAAAACAAAAAGAAATTAGAAATATATTTAAGTAAAAATGGCAAATAACATATATTGGGGTGAGGGTATAAATAATGACATCTATTGGGGTCAAGGTGCAACTACTAATTCTATTGGTTGGGGTTCTGCTTATTCTGTAAGTTGGAGTGGTGAAACTGAAATTGTAGGTGATGAATATAAAGATGCAACAGATTTTAGAACAAGAGTACTTGCTGATAGTGGTGTTTTTGAATCTTTTAGTTGTTTAATTAACGTAATTAATTTTTAAGATATGAGTTTATTTGATAGTGCGTCTTTAGTAGTTACGCCAAATGGTCAGAAAGCAGGAAAGCTATATAGCATAAAACCAAGCGACGGAAGTGGCGATTTAAGCGTTACAAGAGCAACAAGTGCAACGAGAGTTAACGCAAATGGATTGGTTGAAATACCGAGAACTAATTTGTTTTTGAGAAGTGAGGAGTTTGATAATGCTTATTGGACAAAAGCAAATGCAACAATTTCAGCAAATGCTACAACAGCACCAAACGGAACTTTAACTGCTGACAAATTAATAGCATCTGTCGGTGTTTCTGACCACGTGTTAAGGTCGGGTTTTTCTATAACACCAAATACAAATTACACATTAACTGTTTTTGCAAAAAAAAGCGAATATAATTTCTTTGTAGTAAGAAGAATTGGATCAGTAATAGATACTTATTTTAATTTAAACAACGGAACATTAGGTAACGTAGGGAGTGGTGTAGTAGCGTCTATATTAAATGTGGGTGATGGTTGGTATAGATGCTCTGTTACCTTTACACCAACAACAGGTACAGTAGTTGATATATCTCTTTCTAATACAAACGGAGTTATAAGTTACAATGGAGATGGCACCTCAGGCATCTTCATTTGGGGTGCTCAACTCGAAGTAGGTTCAACTGCAACAGAATACATTCCTACTATTGCATCAATTAGAACAAAGTTTGCGGGTATTACACAAGATGGTTCAAGTGCATCAAACATTCCAAGATTAGATTATACAAACGGAAGTTGTCCAAGTATATTAGTTGAACCGCAGAGGACTAATTTAGCTTTAAGAAGTGAAGAGTTTGATAATGCCTATTGGGTAAAATCAGCGGCTTCTATTGCGGCAAATATCATAACATCTCCAAATGACACAATAACAGCTGACAAGTTAATTGAAGACACGAGTGCTTCTGCCCATAGATTTATATCAACAAGTTTTTCAACACTAAATGGGGTTTCTTATACCTTAAGTATTTTTTTAAAAAAAGCAGGTAGAGATTATGCTTATATCAGGTTAAATAATAGTGGTGGAGATATTATAGCTGCAAATATTAATTTATTAAATGGAACAGTTAGTCAGTCAATATTTGGTAATATAACTATTGTACCATATAACAATGATTGGTATAGAGTTATTGCTACAGGTACTTCTATTAGCACATCAAACGGTACTTTTGAGGTTAGAACGTCAAACTCCGCAACTTATGCAAATTATACAGGAAACGGAACTGATGGTATTTACGTTTGGGGTGCTCAATTAGAAGCAGGTTCAAACGCTACTTCATACATCCCAACAACTACAGTAAGTGTAACACGTAACGCTGATTTTATTTCTAAAACAGGAATAAGTAGTTTAATTGGTCAAACAGAGGGTACTGTATTGTGTGATATTAAGCTAACTAAATTATCTGAAGGTAAAAATTTGTTTACAATTGATAATGGTACTACTAATGAATATATTGCTTTAACAAGAGTTTCAAGTAATATTTTTAGACTATCAATAAAAAAAACAGGAACTTCTGCTGTAAATATTATTAATTCATCAGTTATTAATGATTCAAGATGTAGAATAGCTATATCTTACAAAAACGGAGATTATGCTATGTATGTAAATGGAATATTAAGAGGTACTTCTACAAATTCAACTGATTACCCAACAACTGCTTTAACGCAATTTGTTTTATCTAACGCAAGTTATGGTGCTTTAAATGATTCTTATAATTTAATATCGCTTTGGAAAACAAGATTAGACAATGATACTTTAGCAAATTTAACAACTTTATAATGAAAATATATAAATTAAAATATACAGACAAAGAAACCGCAATAGCTGACTTATTAGCTAAAGAAGTTTATATTAAAACAGAAGATGATTTATCTTACGGACAAGGTATTCACGCTATTGTTGAAATAGGTTTAATTGTTTTAGAAAATGGTGTTTACGATGAAGAGGGTAACGAAATAACTGCTCCTGTTTATGCTGATGGTTACCATTACGATGTTATGAGTGAAAACGAAATTGTGTTTGATAACGCTATTGAGGTTAAAAATCCTAAACATACATTTGCAGGATATGAAGTATTAACTAATGAAATAAATATGTTAGATGAAATCATATCTTAATTATATTTTTAGCGGTTTAATATTATTTTTTGCACCGATACAAGGTTTATTAATTGCAGTTGCTTTTGGTATATTCCTTGATACTTTTACAGGTATTTTTAAGAGTATTAAATTAAACGGATGGCGTTCTATTCGTTCAAGAACATTATCAAATATTGTAAGCAAAATGCTTTTATATCAAATTACTATTTTATTATTATATGTTATTGACAAATTTTTATTAAACGAATTTGTTTTACAGCATTTTACAATTAAATTTATGTTTACAAAATTAGTTGCAATACTTTTAATTTTTATTGAACTTGTAAGCATTAAAGAAAACGTAGAAGCTGCATTAAAAATAGATATTTGGAAAATGTTAAAGAATTTATTAAACCGAGCAAAAGAAGTTAAGACAGATATTAACCAAATTAAGTAATATGCGTGATATTAAATATATCGTAATTCATTGCACAGCTTCGCAACCAAACACAAAAAAAGAAGCTATTTTAAGTTATTGGAAAAATACTTTAAAATGGAAAACAGTAGGCTACCATAGATTGATTGATGCAAACGGAGTTATTCACGAACTTGCAAAGTTTGAACAAATTACAAACGGAGTTAAAGGATATAATTCAGAATCTATTCATTTTAGTTACATTGGTGGTATTGATGAATCAGGAAGACCAAAAGATACAAGAACTTTAAAACAAAAAGAAAGTTTATTATATTTAGTTAAACAAGCTAAAAAACAATTTCCAAACGCTATTGTTCAAGGGCATAAAGATTTTAAAGGCGTTGCAAAGGCTTGTCCAAGTTTTGATGCTAAAAACGAATATAAAGCGATTTAAGACACTATTTTATGAAATACATATATTTACTTACTTTTATCATTTTAGCGTCTTGTGGTTCACGCAAGGTGGCTATAAACAAACAAGAGAAAGAAGTTGAAACTAAAATTATAGAAAACAAAGTAACAACTGATAGTTCAAATGTTGAAATTAAATTTAATTACGAATTGGATATTTTTACAGTAGAAGCTAAAGATAATTTAAAGCCTTTTACATATAATAACAAAACGTATTTTAACGTAGTTTTAAGACACGAAAATAAAAAAGATAATAGTTTATATAAAAAAGATATAAAAGTCGTTAAAAACGAAAGTAAAGTATCAAATATTAAATCTAAAGAAGTAATTAAACAAAAAAATATAGAAAGAGATAATTATAATAT